GAGATTTTGCCTGCTTTAGGTATAGCTGTGGTTCAAATTTCAGAGCAAGAGGCTGATGATATTATCTATTGGCTTACTACTAGGTTTTATCAAGGTAAGTCAACAGTCCATACTGATGATGAGGATTACCTACAATTATTACAATGGAATGTTAAAGTTCACAGGCCTATGAAAGGAGAGTACTACGAATCTGAACAAGATTTTATAGACAAATATGGTTACCATTCTAAATACCTAGCTTTAAAGAAAGCTCTAATGGGAGACTCTTCAGACAACATTCCTGGAGTTAGAGGGATAGGAGACAAGAGAGCTACCCAGATTGTTAAGGAGATGTTTAAGCTAAACCTAGAACCTGAAATTCCTAACTTGGAGAGTTTAGTTAAACAGAGGAAGGAAACTTGGGCTAGGAAGGTATTAGATAATCTAGATATAGTAGAAAGAAATCTAAAGCTGATTGACTTTAGGTATGTTGACTTAGCTGATGTTAACATTCAGTTAGACTTCACTAAGAAAGATTTAATGTTAGCTACTAGGTTATTTGGTAAGTATGGGTTTAAGAGTTTGTTATCCAAGTTAGTGGAGGTATAGATGGAACTAATAAGAGAGTTGTTAGATTTATTAGACCAGTTAGAAGAAGCTAATCAGATTAAAAAGCAAACTCAAGGTTTATGGGATCAGATACTAAGCCATATGGTTAAGTTATACCTCTTTGAGAAAGATGACGATAAGAGAAAACACATCAAGGATATTACAGTTTGGGCTAAAGACATTTTGAGAAAACTTAAGAGGAGTAGCTCTAACATTTCTTATGGTAAACTGTACGATTGGTATGATTTAGATAGAATTGAAGAAAACATTAGAGATGAAATTCTCTACTGGAAGTCTGAGTATCTTTCTGAACCAGTTAGAAGTGATGAAGAGGTTATTGACATTGTTAAGACTAAAATGATGAAGTTGTTAAGATGCCTAAGCGATAAAAGTTTAAACTGTGTTCTTGATTGGAGAGACCAGATAAAAGATGATTTGAAAGTTTGGTAAATAACAATTAACAAAGAGGTTCAGGATGAGTGAGAAACCCAAGCTTTATTCAAAGGAATTCCAATTTCAGGTTCTTTGTGCTTTAGTACAAGACCCTCTCTTTAGGTTAGACTTTTTAATGCTCTTAAGTCAAGAGATGTTTGAACCTCCTTACAACTTGTTCTTCCAAGTCCTTCAGAGTTTATCTCCTGGTGAGAACTTTCAACCTAAGCAATATCTGTTAGAGATAACCAATTACTTAGTTCAGGTTGGATTAGATGATGAAAAGCAGAGAGAAATCATTTTAGAAGCTAAAAGGCTTTTTAAAGAGTCTGTAGATGTTTCCTATGTAAAGGAAAGAGTAATCTACTTCCTTAAAGAGGTAGAAGTAAAGAGCTTTCTATCCGAGATTCCAAGATTGGTTATGGAGGGTAAAGTAGGTTTTGTATTAGAAAAATTTGAATATATAAGTAGTATAGGAGCCTCTACTAGTAATGCTGTTAGCTTAGGAGACTTGGATTTAGTTAGAGAGGAGCTAATAAAAAGGTACTCTCCTAGTGTATTAGTTTCAACAGGATTCCCTACCTTAGATAACATTTTCTATGGAGGATTTGCTCCAGGAGAAATACATGTAGTTCAAGCTCCTCCTAAAGCTGGTAAATCTGCTTTAGGAGTTAATGTAGGAGCTATTAATGTTTTGTTAGGAAAGAAAGTTTTGCATGTTACTTTAGAGTTAACTCACTATGAAGTACTTATGAGGTATGTTCAAAGAATAGCTAGTATTAGCTATACAGATATACTTAAAATGGAAGAAGATGAATGGAACTTACTAAAAGAAAGGATTTATAATCAAGTTTTGAAAGATTATCTCTTTGTGCTCTACTATCCTGAGAAGTCTGCTTCAGCTATGGAAATTCACAGTTGGTTAACTAGGCAAAAGGTAGTAAGGGAATGGAAACCTGATTTCATAATTATAGACTACGACGATTGTTTACTACCTTCAACTGGTAGTAAAGATAGCTTATATGAAGACTCAGGAGATATTTACTCAGACTTAATCAAATTAGCTGTAAAGTGGGATGTTCCCATCCTAACTTTTTCTCAACCAGTAAGAGATGCTTGGAGTAAACCTGATAAAGGAGAACCAATAGAACCTAACGACCTTGCACATTCAGCAAGGAAGGCTCACAGAAGTTGGAGTATTAGTTCACTGAACTTTAAAACAGGTTCTGAAGAAGGTTTCTTCTATCTTGGGTTTAACAGGAGAGGTAAGAGTGGAGTAAGAATTCCACTAAAAAGGAAGCTAGAAATTATGTATATGGGGGAGATACAATCGTAAAGAAGGAGGATAATAATGGTTAAGTATATTCAAGTAATTCCTACTGAAAAACTACTTTCAGCTATTATGCAAGGATACAGAACTATTACTGGAAATCCTCTAGTAATAGCTAAGTATTTCTCTAACATTGAAGTTTGGATTACTAATTCCTTGAAGGAAGGGTTGAAAGAGGTTGAAATTAATTTACCTCTTAATGAGAAGTGGAAGTTTGGTATGTATAATGACAAAAAGTTTTATGTTAAGAATGATGAAAAGAACTATTTAGTTGAACTTAAGTAGAGTGAGGGGGCGAAATGAACTCCAGATGTGAAATCTGTAAACTTTATAAGCAATGCAAGACTCACTTTGTTAAGCCCAGAGGTAATTTAGAAAATCCTAATATTATAATAGTAGGAGAAGCCCCTGGGTGTGTTTCTGGAGACACATTAATAGAAGTTGCTTTTAGGGATGTATCCAAATATCCAAAAGGAATACCTATAAGAGAGTTAGTGGGGAAGAAGGACTTTTATGTCTATTCTTATGATATTGAAAAAGATAGACTGGTTCTTGGGAAAGTTAAGAAGGTATGGAAGACTGGAACGAAAATGACTTACAAGGTTACTTATAAGTGGAAAGCTGCTACTCAAGACGGTGAGGTGAAATGGTTTGAAGATTCTATTATTGTAACTTCTAATCATAAGTTCTTACTTAAAAAAGCTAAACCAAAAGATCCGTTTAAAGGTATTAATACAAATGTGGAATATGAATACCTTTCTATTGATGAAGGGTTAACCGTAGGACATAGTATAATGCCATTCTACAGACGCTTTTATAGTGAAAGAGATAAGCGATACACTTTTATAGGTGTATCACATGACACTATGCAACCAGAACATAAGTTCTTAATGGAGTTTTTAACTGGAAAAGATTTAGGAGGAAGAAAGTATAATGTCCATCATAAAGATGGAAATGGTTTGAATAATACTTTGGAAAATCTTGAAGTTCTTACTGTAGCTGAACATGCAAGGATTCACAAGTTAGAATCTAACCCTATGCACGACCCTGTTGTAAGAGAAAAACATAGGCAAGTTCTTTCTTCCAAAGAGTATAGGGAAAATATGAGTAGAATTATGAAAGAAAAGTTGAGGTCAGATAAAGAATTATATGAAAGAAGAGTAAAGCAACTTTTAGAAGCAGGTAAGAAAACAAGATTTAAGAAAGGTGAACTTGATCCTGTTAATTACTATAAAAGACTTCTTTCTTATGTGAGAAAAGGTAAGAGAACTCTAGAATGGGTAGAAGAGAGATTCAAATCTAAGTTTCCAGATTTACCATTTCCACCCATAGATAACCATATTATTGTTTCTATTGAACCTTATGGAGTGATAGATGTTTACGATATGGAAGTAGAAAAGTATCATAATTTTGTAGCTAATGGAATTATTATTCATAATTCCACTGAAGATAAGCAAGGGAAACCTTTTGTAGGTAAATCAGGTAAATTATTAGAAGAAGTATTTAGGCTCTTCAATAAGAAATTTGAAGAAGTTTGCTACATAACTAATGTAGTTAAGTGTTGTCCTTATGCAGACCTTTTTAATCCTAGTAAAGGAGTTAGGCCTCCTACTGATAAGGAAATAGAATGTTGCCTTCCTTTTCTGTTAGAAGAACTAGAAAAGTTTAAGGGTAAAGATGTCGTTATAATGCCTTTAGGTAATACTGCTTTGAAAGGATTAGGTATAAAAGGTAAGATTTCTGAGTTAGCTGGTAAAGAACTAAAGTGGAATGGGTTTAAGGTTATTCCTAACTTTCATCCTGCTTCTATTTTAAGGAACCCTAAGTGGAAGCAAAAGTTTATATCAGTATTTGGTAAAGTACTAGACAATAGGCAAGTGGAGTGGGAGAATTTAATTAAACCTTTACAACCTAAAGAAGCTATCAACTTTTTACAGAAGAAACTTGAGGAGAAACCTGAATGGTTTTGTTTTGATATAGAAACAGATGGACTTAATCCATTTAAAAATAGAATAATTATGCTTACTTTTTCATTTCCAAATGACCCTTATGGTTATGTAGTTCCTTTATATCAAAAAGACCCTTTACCAGGAGATAATTATGATGTTTTTAATGTTGTAGTAGATAATATTTCTAAGCAAAAGGTATTACAACTTACAAAACAGTTATTAGAAACTATTCCTGTTATTGGGCATAACATTAAATTTGATTTAAAATTTATGGTAACTAAAACAGGTTTGGATTTATCCAAAGTTAAAGTAAAAGACGACACATTATTTTTAGCTCATTTTGTATTTAACAAGGTTCAACTTGGAGAGACTTTACAACTTAAAGACATAGCTGTTAAGGTATTAGGTTTAGATGGTAGATGGGATGAAGAAGTTAAGGAATATTTAAAGTCAAGGTATCGTCTAAGGAAAGATAGACATTATGGAAATATTCCAACTTCTTTACTAATTAAGTATGCTGGATTTGATATTCTCTTTACTAAAGAGATTTATTTAGTGCTTTCTGAGAGAGTTAAAGTATTTAACTGTGACGAGATTAGGGAAGCTCTTAATAAGGCTACAATTATGATAGCTGAATCTGAAATAAAAGGAGTTAAGGTAGATAAACAAGTTAGAGATTTTCTTGACTATAAATATCAGTCTGAAATAGAAAGAGCTGAAAAAGAGTTACAGGAATTACCTAAAATTAAGAAATGGAAAGAACTAAGAAAAGTATCTTGGTTTAATCCTTCTTCTCAAAAACATCAAAAGGAGGTAGCATTTAAAGTCTACCAATTACCTGTAGTAGAAACAACTCAAAAAGGACAGCCTTCTTTAGGTAAGAATGCTATTAACATATATTTCTCCTCTCTTCCAGAAGGTTCAGAAGAAAAACGATTTATAGAATTGTTTTACAGAATAAAACTTTTCAAAAAATTAAAGTCAACCTACATAGATGGATTTATAAGTAGTATAGACGACCTAGGGATGTATCATCCTGAATTCAACATAGCAGGAACAATAACAGGTAGATGGTCATCAGGATGGCATACTGTTGCATCAAAGTCCGACATTAAGAGAATGTTTGTTAGTAGGTGGAAAGATAAAGGAGGACTTATAGTTAGCTTTGATTATTCTCAGTTAGAGGTTAGAATTGCCTCAAGTCTTTCCAATGAAACTAAACTCATAGAAGCTTATAAGCAAGGGATAGATGTTCATAAAAGAACTGCTTCTATGATATTTAATAAGCCTATGGAAGAGATTACTAAGCAAGAGAGGAAGATTGCTAAAACTGTTGTGTTTGGAATTCTTTATGGTAAAACAGCTAAGTCCTTAGCTGAGGATTTTAACATTAGCTTAGAGGAAGCTCAGCAATGGATGGATAATCTATTTGGAGGTTACTCCAATCTTAGAAAGTGGATAGAGAATCAGCACAGGTTTGTTTTACAAAATGGTTTTGTTGTAACAGCATTCAATAGAATTATTCCAGTTCCAATGGCTTTTGAATCTGATAAGTGGAAGAAAGAGGAAGCTAAGCGTAAAGCTGTTAACTATCCTGTTCAATCCTCAGCTTCTGATTTAACTACTACAAGTGCAGTTAGACTTTGGGAGAATATGAAAAAATTAAATCTGAAGTCTGTTCTTATAGGAACTGTTCACGATGCTATTGTTATAGATGTTTACCTTGGAGAGTTAATTACAGTTTTTAACCTTGTGATTAAAAATGCTGAAATAATACCTATGAAAAAATATGAGTGGTTAACTTGTCCTATTAGGATAGATGCTACTATGGGAGATGGAAGCTGGTTTGGAGGAATAGAATGGGAAAGAAAAGTAGTTACTCCAGATTACCTTGAATTAGAAGGAACAGGATTTGTAAGAGATTTACTGATGTTTAAACAGTTAATGGAAATGAGTTATAATTTTGAATATGAAAAGATAGGTGAAGAAGAATTTAATGAACCCAGTCTTGATCAGTTTATTTACTCCCCTAAGAAAGAAGTATGGAGGGTTAAAATTTGGTAGTAGGTAGGAAATTTACCTACTTTGTAAGAAAACCACTTGCCTTCTCTTGAAAAAGGCCTATAATTATAGATAAGGAAACAAAACTGGTCAGGGAGGAGAGATGAGAAAGGTAGAAAGGTTTGAAAACTCAGAGTTAAACTCACTCCAAGCAATTATCTACAAATTCTTACAGAGGAAACCTGAAAACTTAGACTTTGATGAACTTTATCAGGAACTTTTCCTTAAAGGGTTAGAGTTATTAAAAGACCCAAAAGTTCAAACTCTTAATGAGACTGAGAAGTGGAAGTATATCAAAACTGCTTTACATAACCACATAAAAGACCTTTTAAATGCTCAACCTAAAGAAGTACCTCTTTCAGAAGTAGTAGAACCTGAAAGTCAACTTTCCTTTATAGAACAAGTATTATCGCCCTATACTAATGTTAGCAAGTCTCCAATTCCAGTGGTTAAATTTATTAATCCAGAAACCTATGCTATTGGTAAGGAATTGATTGATAAAATAATGGCTTGGGCTGAAACTCAAGATGAAGGGACAAGAATTTTCTTTGAAGAGTATTTTAATCCAAGTCCTGAAGTGTTAGAGTATATGGAAAAACAAACTAATAAGGGAACTTGGAAAAATAGGAAGTTTGAACCTCTATTCTTAGCAAAGGTGTTAACTGAAATAGGTAAGTGGAAGTATAAAGATGGTAGAGATAAGTGGTTGAAAATAAAAAGAAAAATGATTAGGGATTTAGGGTTGGCTTTTTAGCCAACCCTAAATTTTTCAGTATTTCTTATTTTTCTAGAAGGAGGTTTAAAATGAAAATTCTTTATTACTCTGATATTCATTTTAGGGAAAAAGGGTCATTTATTCCTTGGAACAGGCAAGAGAATCGCTTCACAAAGGAGTTAAATCGTATCTTAAATTCAATGTACTGGTTATCAGAGATTGTAGAGGTTGAAAAACCTGATTTATTACTTTGCTTAGGAGATATATTCAACAATTTGGTAATCCAATCATCCCCTACACTTGATGCTTCTGGTTTAGCGTTTTCTCAGCTAAAAGAAACTTGTAAACGATTGGGAGTTGAACATTGGCTTATTCCAGGAAATCATGATTACTATGGTAAGTATAACAACGCTATCTATTCTATTAGAGTGTTGGAAGGATTTTTTGATAGAGTTTTCTATGAACCTGTTTATGAGGATAATACTTTATACTTACCTTACTTTACAGATGAAGCTAAAGCTTATGAGGAAATCCTATTAAGGGAACCTAAGAAAGTTATAACTCACTTAGCTTTTAATGGAGCTGATGTAGGTAAGATTAGAATACAAGGGTTAACTCTACCTAGAGGAGTTAAGGCTATTTCCGGTCATGTTCACATTCCTCAAGAAACGCCTGAATTTCTCTATGTAGGAAGTTTAGTTCAATTGAATTGGGTAGAAGGGACTAAGCATGGTGTTTATATAGAAGAAAATGGAAAGTTTAGATTTATCCAAAATCCGGTAGGTAAGCAAATCGTTAAGATTAGTAGGTTGGAGGAAATAGATAAGTATGATAAGGATAATACTGGATTCATTTTAGAAACTTCTCAACTTCCAGACAAATTACCTAATGGAGTGGACATTCAAGTTAAGTTAGTGAAACAAGATATTAAAGAAATTCCAGTTGAATATGAGTTAGATAGCTTCCAATCTCCTATTGAGTTATTGGAAAATGAAATTAAGGAACTTTATCCTGATAAAGTTAGGATATTGAAAGAACTTCTTAGATAAAAGGAAAAGAATTAATTGTGAAGATACTATAACATTTCCAAATATAGGTTTATAGTTATAACTAACAAACCAAGTTGAGGAGGAATAGATGATTTTACATTTAGACAAAAAATCTTGTTGAACTTTTGCCAACTACAAAAGTTTATTTTTCTTGTGGTTGTTATTGTGAGTTAGATCACAAAATTGTACAATTATTAATGAGAAAATTTGTAGTACTTGTAGGGAAGAAGGAATAGAGGAGCTTATAGATGAGGAGGCTTCAATAATTTATTTATATGCGATTAATAAAGGGTTTAATTTAACTGGAAAATTATTACCAGATGATGAAGATATAATGAAAGCTGATTTTATAGATTTTATGAATTTAAAAGAAGTCTATCTTGATTATGAGCTTTATCGTTTACTCTTTGAAGTAAGATATTGTGATTATCTTTAATCCTAATCATCTATTGGTAAACAACAGTATAAAGATTAAACAATTTTAATTATCATCTATGATAGGAGGTGAAATGATGAGTGTAGAGAGGTTCTTGTCAAACGACCTGATAAGCGTTATGTTTGACTTGGCTTATTCAAGTTATGAGAATCGTGAGTTTCCTTTTTCATTTTACAATTATGTTTGCGAACAAGTAACGACAAAAGTGCCTGAAATAGATGGGTTTTACTATGACAAATATTTTGAGAATGTGGTTGTTGATGTCAAAATAGATGTTGATGAGAAAGAGTATCCAGAAGTTGCTCGTAAGGTCGAAGAGGTGTTTTGGGAAGCGTTTAATGATAAAAACGGATACTGTGAATGGAAAAGGAAAAGAATTGAAGAACTGATTGTGAAGAAAGCGAAAGAACTATCAACAAAATCTTCGTTGCGTGAAGGCCTGCATATCATCGAAGATATAATTAATTTAACAGAACGTCTACAAGAGGAATGTTTTGGGACATAGTTGACAAAGACAAATTGAGAAACTATATTTAATAACGCCATCCAAGCCCTATCACCTTCCTTAACCCCCTGTTACCTTCTAGAAGGTAACAGGGGGTTATATTTTTATGGAAATAATAATATTTATAAATGGTTCGCTCAGCAAGATTGAGTAAATATAATGATAGAGAAATGTTTAGAGCTAATCAAATCTGTGAAGGAGGTGTAAGGTGAAAATGGATGTTCAAGATATTATAGATATGATTCAACTTTGGGATGATATTAGAAAATTAGAGTTTTATAAGCTTTATAATAATGAGAAAAAATTTGAAGAACTGAAAACTTTAGTCTTTCTAATTGAAGAAATTAAAGGAGAAAAAGATGATAGTTAAGTTTCAAAGCTACTACATAGAAAACTTCCAATCTATTAAGGAACTCTCTGTTAATCTTGATACCAACAAAGTTTACTGTGTAGTAGGTAAAAATGGTTCAGGTAAGTCTTCTATGTTTGAAGGATTAATTTGGATTCTCTATGGCAAAGCCAGAACTAATAACTTTATTAGGCAAGGTTCAGCTTACTGTTGTGGTAGTGTAGAGCTTTTCATTAATGACAAACCAATTGTTATTTCTAGATATAAGAATCATCCTGAATATGGTTCTACTGTTAGAATAAAGATAGACGGTCAAGATTTGATATTACATACTATTAGGGAAGCTAACAAGAAGATTGAAGAGCTTATAGGTAGTTATGAACTCTTCCAGTCCTGTGTTATCCTTACTCAAGGTTTGCCTTACGACTTTACTTCCCTTACTCCTACTACCAGAAAAGTGGTTTTTGAAGAGCTAATAGGTATAGCTTACTGGGATAAGTGGAAGGAAAAGTTGCAAAAGAAACTTAAAGAAGTTCAAGCTCAACTTAACCAAATTCTATTGGAAATCTCTAACCTTGAGAATAAGCAAAACTACCTGCAAGGTAAGTTAGAGGAATTAGAAAATCAAACTGGTTTAGACTCTATTAAACAAGAGCTTTCTGAAACTGAATCTACTAAGTCTAAGATAGAATCAGAACTCAATAACCTACCTGATATAGAGCTTACCTCTATCCAAAACCAGCTTTCCCAACTAGAAAGGAAGTTAACCTTATTCCAAAAAGAATACCAAGAAAAGTTTTCCATCATACAGTCTGGTATATGTCCAACCTGTGGTCAACCTTATCCTGATATGTTAATTAAACAAGTTGAGGAGAGATTAAAAGTTCTTAAGGATAGTATCATTAAGCTAAAACAACTCAAGTCTCAGTTAGAATCTCAAAGAGAAATCGCCTATAAAAGACAAAATTTACTTACTCAATACCAAACCCTTATGAGAAGGATAAACTCTCTTAAAGAGGCAATAGATAAATCTCAAAATGATGTTAAAGGTAAGCTAGAAGAGATAACCAAAGAATTAGAGTTAGTTCAAGCTGAGTTAGAAGGTTTTCAAACTAAGCAAAATGAATTGGAATCTGATATAGAATTTCTTAATTATGTTATAGATTTACTTAAGCCTTCTTCTCAGTTCAGAACTAATTTGCTTAATAGGTATGTAGAAGCTCTTAACACGATTCTAGCAGATTTTCCTATTGAGTTTGAAATTAGATTCAAGTTAGGTAGAGGATTGGATTTAGAGATTAAGAGAAATAACCAGATATTAGATTTAAAACAACTCTCAGGAGGGGAAAGAAGAAAGGTTAGTATTGTTATTCTTTTAGCTTTACAGCAATTAATGGAAAGGATAGGAGGAATTAGAACCAACCTTTTAGTAGTGGATGAAATTTTTGATGCATTGGATTTAGAGAACCTTCAGTTTGCAGTAGAGTTGTTTACAGGTTTTGAAGGAGAGAAATCAGTATTCATTATTACTCACAATGAAATGTTAAAAGAAATGGTTTCTAATGTTATAGAAGTGGAAAAGGTTGATGGAATTTCACAGTATCAAAATATACCTTAAAGGGGTTATGTAATGAGTTGGAAAGACATATTTCCTCAAGAGAATAGATATTTTGAGACTGAAAATGGGATTCTCTATTGTGGAGATGCAAGCGAAATATTACAACAGTTACCTGATGAAAGTATTGATTTAGTATTAACAGACCCTCCTTACCCTAGGAAGTATCAATATACTTATAACTACCTTGCTGATTATTGTCCAAAATTAATGAAAGATGGAACATCATTATTAATGATTGTAGGTCATTATGCCTTACCTGATATTATAAAAATTTTTGATGGAAAGCTGAAATATAGGTGGTGTTTTTGTATGAATCAGGAGGATGGTAAGCATTCAAGAATGGCTATGGGAATAGAAGTTGTGTGGAAACCTGTTTTATGGTATGTAAAAAGAGCCTATCCTAATGGTAGAGGTTTTATAAAAGATATGTTGAAAATTACAAAACCTGATGGCATTAAAAAAGAATACCATAAATGGCAACAAAGCGAACAATGGGCGGAGTTCTTTATTTCTAAGTTGACTTTCAGTAATCAGGATATTGTATTAGACCCTTATTTTGGAGCTGGGACGGTTGGAGTAGCTTGTGAAAAGTTAAATAGGAGATGGATAGGAATAGAAATTGATAGGAATAGAAATTAATGAGAAATATTGTGAAATAGCTAAGAAAAGGATTTTGGAGATTCTAACCTAAATTTCTAATCCTTTTGACTTTAATTTGATAAAGTTACTATTTTTATAGTTAGAAGGAGGGTACTATGGGTAAGACAAGGTTGGAGGGGATACTAAGAAAGTTTAATGCTATCGTTAAGGAAATCCAAGAAGGTAAGGAATATTCTGAAGTTTTGTTTGAAGTCAAGGCTTCTGACAGAGTTAGTTGGGAAGTGTTAGCTATGGTAGGTAAAGATTGGTCTGAGGTTCTCTATACTAGGAAGAAAGGAGAGTGTTTAACTTCCCTAACTTGGGAAGAAAGGGAAGTTCTTAATAACTTTGTTAAGGAACTTAGAGTGCTTTAAAGTAAGTAAAATTCCCCAAACAACTTATATAAATTAGGAGGCGTAGGACGGCTGGAAAGGTAACAGTAATCAGAAAAGCTGAACTTGGCATAACAGGTGTCTTTATCCAATTCTTTTTCAACTTTAAGAAGAGTGGGAAAATATTGAATTTGTATTTCAGAGAAATTATTCCACTTGAACTAGCTGAAATATACCCTTCAGTTGGATCAAGCGAAATAGAGGAAAAACAAGGTAGATTTTAAGAAAAAGGGTTGACATTTCCTCCTAATCTGGCTATATTTAGAGAAAACGGATTAGGAGGTGTGAAGATGAAAGAAAGAGTAAATAATTGGTACCTTTCTAAAAAGGAAGACTGGAACCCAGTAGAAGTAGTAACTCCTAGAACTAGAGAAAAGATATCCTTCTTTTATGATTATGAATCTGATACACAGTATCCGATTTTGCAACCTCCTAATACTCACATAAAAGTGTATGAGTATGGAAGACGGTCAATTTGGGGTGGGGAAATTCTTCCTATTCTTGTTGTTGCTTCACCATATTATGCTCTGTATTATGACCCTTCTATGAAAAAGGTTTTTCTCTTTAGAGGAAAGACAGGAATTAGTAAGGCATTTACCTTCGCAAAGAATATGGCAAACAGATATAATTAAAATCCTCTAAAAGGAGGGTTAGGATGGAACTGAAGTATACCGAACCTGTAAGTGGTAAGGAAAGAATTATTAAGTTAGTTGATATCAACTTGGTAGAACCTTCTCCCTTACAAAGGGAAATTAGTGAAAAACATATTGATAACTTAGTTAAATCAATGACTAAGCTAGGTTTCCTAGACCCACTTATTGGATATGAGAACAATGGTAAATATTGGATCGTTAATGGTCAACATAGACTAATGGCTTTAAAGAAGTTAGGAGTTGGTGGAGAAATACCTGTTTTGATAATTCCATTTGAAGATACTAAGTACATCCTTGATATGAACACTGAGAAAGCTCCTAATGTTAAAGATAAGTCAATAGAAGCTTTAAAGGTCTATAAAGAGTTTATCAAAACTGTACCTAATGAAACTGAATTTATAGTGGAAGACACTATTGGAGAAATGTGTCTAGTAACCTTTGGACTGTGCTACGCTATGGATAGTCGCTTCCCAGCTTCTACTTTTTACAACTTAATTAAGAAAATTGATAAAGCTGAAAATGTTCATCTTTCAGAAGGATTAGCTCTAAGACAAGAAAGAGCTAATAAGTTAATGGAACTCAGGGAGATTTTCAACCAAAAAAGGCAAGAGTTTATTGAAGCTGGTTATGATAAATATCAGGTAGGTAATATTGTTATTAGTTTATCCAATCCTTGGGGAAGGAAGAGACTAATAGAGGAGAGTTTTGATGAAGGGATTGATATGATTATTGAAAAGATGAAAAGTCTTACTCCTTAGAGGTGAGAATGAGAGAGGGTAGGAATGTAGATTTTGAAACAGTTGGATTAGTTATGATTTTTGTTATTGTTTTTGTTCTCCTTCACCATGTTTTTATTATCACTAACAAGATTGAAGTTTATAGAACAACTAATGAAATTAAAGCTAATAATATTGAACAAAAGGTTGAAGAATTATCTAATAAGATTGACAAGATTTCAAGTTCAATAGAAGATGTAAAGAAACAAGTAGATTATCTTATTAAACAAGAGAATAAAACTAAGAAATTGAGTCTCTTTATAAAAGAGGTTAATCCTTATCTTCCCAATCATTTAGTTAAAGTCATATCTAAAACTATTATACAATCATCTAACAAGTATTCAGTTCCTGTTGAAGTAATACTAGCAGTAGCCTGGCAAGAGAGTCATTTTAAAGTAAATGTTGTTTCAAGTGCAGGTTGTATTGGAATAATGCAAATTAACCCTGAAATATGGACTGAGAAACTTAACATTCCAGAAGAAGTATTGTGGTATCCTCAAATAAATATAGAAGTAGGTACATATATACTTAGATATTACTATGAAAAAGAGGGGAGTTGGGAAAAGGCAATTGAAAGATATTACGGAAAAGATTGGTTTGGAAAGAAGTATAGGAAAATGGTTTTAAGAAAAATTAGGAAAGTAAGAGATATTATTAAGGATATAAGTTAAACTTTGGAAAAGAGGCCGAAACCTAATCGGCCTCTTTAATTACCTAAACAAAACCAATTCTTCATTCTTTACTTTCATCCATTACTTGATTTCTAAAATACCTAGCTATCATAATTCTTACAAATTCTTTATCTTGAAGCATTGGTACTTTATCAGGATAAAAGAAGTCAAGTTTATAAACATTTCCATTCACAGAAACTTCAATATAAAAATGATTATACCCATTGTCTCCAATTCTAAGGAAATACTTAGCTATAAAAGGCAAATTTAATATTGACATATCCTCATCATTAAGAAAAATGAATCCTTTCTTATATTCATCTACACAGATATATGTCTCTTCAAATATCTCCCTCCTACAAGGATATAACTCTCCATCTACACCCTCCACCAAATAATCACCAGCTCTTCCTTTCATTAATCCTTCTAAAGTTTCCACTTCAAAATCTTGTTCCATTTGAATAGCTTTAATTGGAATTGGCTTTTTAACATATTTCTTTGCTTTTTTTAAGCAATTCTTTGAAGTTCATTATTCCTCCCTTTTGTTTTTAGTTAGTAAAACTAATATAGTTAGATTTAACTAATCTTTCCTTTTTCAATTACTCTAAATCCATTAGCTAAACATAACTCATAAACATCTTCTGGAGATTGTCTCCAGTAAGGGATTTCACTTGGTAAAACATCTAAGTACTGAAGAATAAAACAAGTTCCAGTAGAACATACAAATTTGCCGTTTGGTTCAGATTCTTTACCTTTGGTAATAAATTTAATTATTTCCATCCAGTCATAAGGTAATCCTGCTTGGCAAATAAAATCCAATACCTTTAGATATTCTATATACAAATCAAATTTTACTTCTTTTGCAAGAATAGTGTAAGGTGTTCCTCTGGTATGAAAACTGGAAGTAGTAAGTTGCCATTTAGCTCCAAATATACCAAATCTTTTATTTCGTGTATTTTCCCAGGCTTCCACTCTGTAATAATTGTCTAAGTCAAATCCTACATGAGAGAATTTACTTCTTGTAAACCATCTAATTAGTTTAGATATTAATGATAATCCCTCAAAAAATATTACTCTAATTTGGTAAGGTTCTGAAGAGAATTTTAAAACTTGTTGAAGTTGTGGTGTTTTAAGTTTCATTTTTACACCTCAGTTTAATACCTTCAAATTTGCCTGATTTTAACCATCCTATATTTGCATAACATTTTCTTTTACCTATTCTAAACCTTATTTCAAGGTAAGGTCTTTCAGTATAAGTAAATTTTCGAATTTCATAAGTAATGTATTTATTCTTAATGCAGGTTTTAACTAAACCTTTGTATTTTCCTATCCAAACTTCAGCAAGATAATGACTAAGATTATTAGACGAGTTTCTCCATCCTGCCCAATACCAAGACCTTAGAAAGTTACAAATTGTTTTATTCTCTCTAAAAATATACTTACACAATAACTCTACTAATCTTGACTTATGTTTTGTAGGATGGAAATCAACTTCATAATCACTATAAATAGAATCATCAAAGAAGAACCAAATGAAAAGTTTGATTCCTTTATTATACTTGACTACTTTTTCAATTTCCCATCTTGTTTCGGTATAAGCATTAGTAGACCTCCAAATGGTATACCTAAGAGGGTATACCAATGGAAACAAAAGAAAACTCAAAATCTTTTTAATTGGGGTGAGAGGAAGTCTAATAAGAAAGAAACTAAAATGAGTTAAACACTTCATTTTATACTCCTCAATTTAAACCAATAGTAGTAATTAATTCTATTCACATAGGTAATAGTTTCCCTACAATGCCTACCAGTAAACTTACATAAATTGTCTCTAAACTTTTTCCAATAATAAGGTCTTCCAGCATCTTTCCACGATTTATAAATCCAGCCCATTCCTGCATTATAAGAAGCAAATATGTAATTAAGTTTTTCTAAGTATTCAAGTTTTTTAAATTTCTTTCTCCACCACTTCGCAATTATCCAATCATATTTAATACCAGTTGCTATATTTATTTCTGGAATAAGGAGAAAATTAGGATTTTTAATACCTAACCATTTTCCCGTTTCAGGCATTATTTGCATTAACCCTAAAGCACCTACATAACTCTTAGCTTTAGGGTTTAATAAACTTTCTTGAATTGCCTGAGCTTTAAACCATCTCCAATCCAACCACCAGAAATACCTTTTACCATACCTTTGGAAATATATATCGTATTTATGGTTGTTTATTACTTGGTCAATAGTTAACCCTTGAGCAATATTGAAAAATCCCATAAACAGCCAAATAAGAAAGATTAGAATTGACTTTCTCATAACTTTCTACCTAAAGCATAAAGTTTGTGAAAGCATAGATTAATCCTAAAGCTATCAATCCTATGATTAATCCTGAATAAATAGCTACTGCGATATTTCCTTCTTCGAAAACTTTCTTATGAATAATCTCAAATTCTTTCTTAAAGATTGAAAGAACTGCCAACCTTGTTAAAAATACAGTAGTAAGAGCTGTAATAATAAACAAGACTAATCCAAGTAGTTTAGAAATAGTTAACATTTCAATAGGATTAAGGTTTTCCATAACTGTCTCCTTTAATAAGTTACTGCATAATCAAGTAAATTCTCTTGTTCCAAATACCACTTAACAATTGTTCGAGTTTCAGGACTCGGATTGATATAGTATATCTTAAACTTTTGATTCGGGAAAGACTTATGTAAAAGTTTAAATATGTTAATTTCTTTATTTAGGTAAAATACTTCAGGTAGTATAAAGATATGAGGACAATCTTGTATAAAAGTGTCTATTGAAGTTGCTTCGCATACTGAATATGCTAATCCTCCTGATAAAAGCATTCCTATATTGTCAAGAATTTCATCTTTAGGTAAATCTTTATTTAGAATTTCGTCTATTCTCTTGTAGAATACTTTGAATATTTGACTATGTAATTCTAAAAAGTATTTTACAATTTCCCCATCTTGTTTTACCAACTCCTCAGTATATCTTTTCTCTATATCTTTAGCTGATTGTAAAATCACTTCAGGATAACCGTCACAAGGATAATAAGTAAGTGTAGAAAAGTAATTCATTATTTGATGATACCAAAGACTCCAAAGAGAATACTTAACTCTTATTATCATATAAGTAGTAGGATGGAATTTTATCTTGCAATATCTAAGTTCGAGTAGAATATTACTAATCGTTTTAGCTATTATTGACAACCATCTTGAACCTGCTGTTGTTAACCTTAAATCTTGGTCAACTTTAGTAAAATTATCAGTATTAGGAATAGGTGGAAAATGAATTTGCTTGACTATGTTAGTAATGTCAGTTGCAGAACAGAAGTCCAAGTTACAGGATTTCGAACAGGACATTAGCTCCTCCAGGAGATATTGTTGATTTTGTCGGATATCTCATCAAGTTTAGTGTGGAATTCTTTGTCAAATTTTTCATGAAGTTTCTCAGCAAGTTTTTTTATCTCATTCAACTTTTCTAATATGAGTTCATTACTTTTATTGTCAAGTTTTTCTTTGGACTTGATAAGTTCTTCTAAACTGTTGATAAGAGTTTCAAGATTTTTAAATTGCAAATCAATAACTTTATCTGAGTGGTCTTCAGATTTAGGTTTCATTGTAAACAACTTAACTATGAAAGAATAAAAAGTTCTTGTAATAAGAAATCCGATTACTCCACCTATTCCTATACTAAGAGAAACTACCATTAGTTTCCAAGTGGGATACTCATTGATAGCTTTATCGAGAAAATCTATCAGTTCCATTTGATACTCCTTGTTGAGTGATAAGATGACAGGTTTTTACATATTCAAGTAAGACTGTTAAGTATTTAGCAACTTCGGTAGCAGAATCAGAATCATAGCAATAGTAAATCTTATTTTGGTTTTCAACTTTATACAGGTTTACCTTTGGGGGTTTAGGAGGATTTGGAAGTTTGGGTAAGTCACACTTATAAACAACTTTAGTTTTATAGATAACTTGTGGTTGTTGAACACTTCCACAACTACTTAACATTAATATTACTATCAACAGAAATAGAATTGTCATAAATATTCTTGAACTGTAAGACATTAGAAACCTCATCAGTAGGATTCACTTCTACCTTGATAATTTGATTTCTTAAAATTTTATTGGTATGTTCTAACCTATGAACAGTTGACTTAAGTTTAGCCAATTTAGTAATCAAGTTATCTCTTTCCCTTAAAATTTTTTCACAAGATTGTTTATATGATTCATAAGTAGAGTAACAAGATGAAAGCTGAGCTTGAATAAGCTTAATTTGAGAATTCAAGTTGTTAATAAGAGTTTGTTTCTGTTTTATCTCAGATTTAAGAGTGATAATCTTGTTTTGAAGATACTCAGTCTTAACTTTAAAGTAAGTCAATTCAGCCCAAATAAACAATGATGAAAGTAAAGCTATACCAGTTCTACTAAAAAGCAATTTCAGTAAAAAAGACATTTTAACCTCTTAGAAAGTTTGATATATTGGAATAACCCATACCTTAACATTTCCTTCAGAAGACAAATCACCATTCATAGTTATATTAACCTGTAAAGCTTCTTCATTTTCTGCCATAGGAATATAAATTCTATACTTTCCACGATCTAAAATTCTCTCATAGTTAATTAATTTTGAACCATCATCCTGCTGGATAGGAAATATCTTACCTGTGGTAACTTCTTTAGCTCCAAAAGAAACAGTAATAGAATCTTCACTACCTTTAATATAATCAATGTAGACCATACAATCCCTTCTAGAATTTTCTATTTCTACTGAAATACTACTATCGGATTCAGCAATTTTTTCACCATTTTTATTAAAAACTTGAATCATAATAACCTCCCATTAAGGTAGAAACTTGGTAAGAGGGATATAAGATTGTCTTACAGCAAAGTAAAGTTTTGTATCTGGTATTGATAGATCATTGAGAATTCTATAATGCATTTGTTTAATAATGTTTACCCAACCTGTTCTAATTCCAACTTTAAGCAACTGTTCCCAACTTTCTCTTAAATTGAATTCTTGACAAAGGTTGTCAAGTTCAGTTTTAAAATCAGATTTTCCTTCAAGAATTTTAGCAGAAGATATGTATATGAGCTTACCTATTTGATCAGTAGTAAGCTTACCTTCCGAATATGTAACTAATCTTGTAGTATGAAGTTTCCAATCTGTATTATCACTCCTTTGTTTCCATTCTGGATAATAACGATGGATAAAACTTGTAGTAAGTTGAGATAAGATAGATTCTCTTTCAGTCATTTCAACACCTCACTTTATGAATTCATCCTGAGAACCAAGTGAGTCTATCTCAGTATGCCAATCAACAAATAGTATAGGTATTTCATAGTCAAAAGTATCTTCCTCATGAGTTCCAAGTCTTGTTAGTCTATGAAAAATTATCTGTGAAATAGAAAATACTTTATCTATTTCACCAAAATTTAGAACTATATGTTTACCTATATCATCTTCAGTTATCTCAAATACTTTAGTAATTTTATGAGTAGAAGTTGAGAAATTTCCTTTAGTAATCCTTTCATCTCCAATAACTCTTTCTACAGGTAAAGTTTTCCACTCAAGTTGAAGTTTAACCTTACCTGGAGTAGCATCAGGTGGAATAAAAGTATGTAAATGGAATCTACAAGAGCTTCCTATTCTTATGTCGTGGGAAAACTGTGTATAGAACTGAATAGAAGAAATCTTATCTGGAGGAAATGCTATAGTTGTTAATGCTGGAGTTATGGATTTCATTATAACCATATAATTATCAACAGGTAAACCTGGTATCTTGATTTGAGCATCACTAATAATTTCAGAAGTGTCATTTATTATTGTTACTTCATATTGTCCTGGAGAAAGTTCTTTAACTTCAGTATATAGAGAATCTAAAGCTGAACGAATAACCAAGTTGTCAATCCAACCTTTATCTGCACCTCTAGTAACTGAACCGTCTTTAGTATACATCCATTTAAATGTATGCATTCCTTTATTTACTTGATTTTCAAACTTAGTCCAGTTTACTTCTCCTGAAATAGCTAAAATTTGACTATTGTCTATATAGAATCTGAGATAGTCATAACTACGCTCTGAACTTACTTTTTGATAAAAAGAAATTATTGCATCTTCTGGTATATCTATTGAAAATTGAAGATAACTATTTTGATTGTCTGTTATGCTAGGATCAGAACATACTGATCTAGTTCCAGTATACCTTATATTTGTATCTACAAGCCAAGGTTTATGTCCACCTGTAGAGTATCTCTTTTTCAAGTCATCAGTAGTATTATAACTCTCAAAGTCATCATACCAGAAAAAGACTTTATCATTTCTAGGTTTCCCCGAATTTGACTTAGTAAAATAATAATAAATCTTTTCTCCAGGGTTTAATCCTTTTACCTTAACATAAACCTTATTATCAAGTATACCATAATCAACATTTACCTCAGTTTCAGAAGCTGAAAGTACATATTCAACAACTTCATTGTTTGGAGTTATGTTATGAGTAACTTGATCTGAAAATACTGTAGCATTACCTACAAATCTAATAGACCCATCTGGAGCAAATTTTACACCTTCTGGTAAAGAAACACTACTGCTTCTTGAGCTATTTTTAAAGAAAAACTGTCCAAGACTCATAGCTTACCTCATTTATGATATTTACGAAATGAATTATCTAATCTTTATTTGCAAACTTATACTTATTACTTCTCAATACCATAAATCTCTTTAAAGAGCTTACCAATCTTATCTTGCCTATCCATAAGCTTATCTATCAATTCTTTACCATTTATCAAAAATTCGACATCAGCTCTAGTTTGAATGGAATGGTATTTCTGGAATGCATATTCAACCATTTCTCTTGTTTCTTTATCCATTTTATCTTTAATATCATTAGGAATAGCTTCCCAAATTCTGGTAAGTAAAGCAAATATAAGTGAAATCATTTTGGCATTATCAGCAACAGAATCGTGTAGGTCAAAAACTTCTTTATTTATTTTGTAACGAAGTTGATATTTCTTATGACTATAAGGTTTTTCATCTGGAATTTCTTTGATAACTTTTTTGAACATAAAAGGTTTTACTTGTTTCTTTTCTATTTTAAAAGCCATTATTGTCCTCCAAATTGTAATAGGAAGGACAGGTGAGAGTTACTCACCTGTCCAAAGGTTAACTTTTAGGTTATTTACTAATATGCCTTTGTTACCTTCAAGTTTTACTCTAATAGCTCTTCCATTCTTCCTAACAGTCTTGTAAGTAGATTTAATGATATTGTTTGTTTCATCATACTCTCTGGTCAATAGGGTTTGTTCAATTGTTCTATCAGGAACAATCAATTTTGTTGGTGCAGAAGATTGAGTTGGGATATTGATGAGGTGTTTGTAACCTTCATTGTAGAGGATTTTAATCTCCTTCTCTGTTAGAGAACGGTTAAAAATTCGAACTTGGTCAATGAGACACTTTGTATCATAATATTCATTATTTCCCCAAATTCCCATTCTTACAAAAGCATCTCCAGAATAATCCGAATGACTTGCTTCATATTGATACCATAAAACCCCATTTCTATAAAATTTATAAAGATGTCCAGATTTTGTAAGAACAAGAAAATACCATTTAGTTGTATCGTTTAAAGAACCATCTTTCTTCGGGCCAAAATATTCAACCCAAGAGTTTCCATCCCCAATCGACCATCGCATTTCGAGGTTTCCACTTGCAGAATAGTATTCTCTTAAAGCTAATCCAAATCGATAGTCAGTATTTCCTGCGAAAACACAATCACTTCTGCCATTAATTTCATCAACTCTTTCTAGTGCTTTAAACCAAAACGCTACTGTAAAATCATTTTTAAATGGGTTATTGAGAGAATTTATCTCTACATAACCGCTTCCATCAAACTTTGCCGCTTGTCCAAACTTACCTGTATCATACTGTTCTGTCCCACTCCAACTTCCGTTGTAATTACCTGATAAGTCATTCGCAGACCCGTCAAAAGTATATGTTGCAATGCAAGAACCATCACCAAAAATATCTAAAACCTGTGTCGAATCACTTGAAGTTACATTTTCAACTTCAACTTCCTTATTACTATCAATTATGATAATATCTTTAGGTAGAATTATGTTCTTCCTACTATCAACAACTTCGATAGAATCTGTTGTTGAATTTACGATTTGGTCAGATAAGTCTTCATCTTCCCATAAACATCTATCAGGTGTAGTTTCCATAACCACATAAACTTTTGTTGGTTCTTTCCAAGCCTTTTCAGGAGGGTTAGTAATGTTGAGGGAAGAAATGTTTAGTTTATAAAGTTTTTCATTATAAAGGACTTTTATCTCATCCTCAGATAAAAGTTTGTTGAAGATTCTAACTTGGTCGATGAGACCAACAAAAAAGTCTGCATACTTTTTCGTAGATGCTTCGTAATCTGCGGCAAATATCAGTTCATCAACATTTTTTGTATAAACTTGTTTTGAATCAACGCTGATACTATTTAATAACCCGTTTGTATCGTAAACCTTTATGTATGCTATATTATTTTGCATTGAAAGTATCATAAAATACCATTTATTAGGTTTAGTATCTTCTAATATAACAGATTGATAATCACTATCATCATCACCTTCAAAATAGTATTTTAGTTGATTACCAAATAAACCTACTGTATATGAGCACTCATCATCATAAGAAGTTTTATTCAAGCAAGTAAAAATTTTATGGTGTGTTTCTGAAGATATATCTTCGGCTTTAAACCACAATGAAATGGAAAAATTAGATTTTAAATTAACAATAGGCGGTGGAGATACTACAATATAACTATTCCCATCAAACTTTGCACATTGTTCAAATTTTCCAGTATCATACTGTTCATTACCATTCCAATTTCCATTATAATTACCACCTAAATCATTTGCATTACCATCAAAAGTGTATGTTGCAATACAAGAAGCATCACCGAAAATATCTAAAACATTAACGGTATTAATAGTTTCAGGATAGTTATCTACATTCTTTTCTACAATTTCCTCATTAGAATAAAGCAGAAGTTTCTCACCTTTTATAATAATCTCTGGTATCCTAATCTCATCTTTTGTTGCTGAAATTATTTTGACTTCTTCAGGTTTTTCTTTAACTTCTGCTTGATACTGATACCAATCATTTTCATCAGTTTCTTGTTCGAAAGGTATGGAGACCCAAATAGAAGGTGATTCTTTCTTAAATACTTTAGTTGGTGTTTTGTTTAAAGAAGAAGGAAGTTGGCAATGATAGTATTTTTCACCATTGTAGAGAATTCTAACTTCTTCTTGCGTTAGATCTCGGTTAAAAATTCTAACTTGGTCGATGAGGCCATTTTTAACATAGTAATAGTTATTAGTGGTAAACCCACCTATTACTAAATGATAATCTGTTGTATAACATTCTGCACCTGTATTTTCTGCAACTTTTTTTCCATCTATATATAATTCTATTGTTCCATCAGGCTTCATTACTCCAACTGTTAAATGCCAAGTATTCAATGAAAGTTGATTTTTATCTGTCTCAGCATACACATTATTTCCCGCTTGAAAACGATGAGGATACAATACAAAAGCATTATCACTATAACCAGATGAATGCCACTTATCTATTAACATACTTGAATATCCATAATCATCTGTTAATTGAGAGAAATTCCACCAAACAGAAACCGTAAAATTATTAGAAGCAAATACATCATTCAAAATATTACCCAAATCAACATAACTATTTCCGTCAAACTTTGCACATTGCCCAAATTTCCCTATATCATATTGCTCCGTCCCACTCCAAGTCCCATTGTAATTACCACCTAAATCATTCGCATTTCCATTAAAAGGATAGCAAGCAATACAACTTCCATCACCAAAAATATCAAGAGTATTCAAAAAATCCGAAACATCCACACTTGATGGAGTAAACTCAACAAAACCATCAGAATCATTATAAGCAACTAACTTATCTTCAGTAGTAATTTTATCGAAAACATACAAATCATCTTTTGTTGTTTTTGAAGTAATTATGTAAAGAGATTTCCAACCGCCTTTAAGTGCTTTCATAGGAATCCTCCAGTTTTAGTTTATGCAGTTAAATCCCAACCATCGTTGTATTCGGTAGCATCTTTAAAATTCGAAACGCTAACAGCTGTATCGCCTTTAAGCTCTTCAAGGTTTACGACAGTAATAGTTTTTGTTAACTTTTCAGACATTATTGAACCAGTATCTTTGTTGTTTACCCATACACTTATGGTAACTTTATTATCGCCTTCAGGAATAAACCAAGTGAAAGACATATCATCGTGAATCTTAACATCACCGTGAGATGTTTCCACTTTCAAGTCGTAGTAATCAGGGCAAAATTCATCACCATTTTCACGGGTTACTTTTATCTTTAAAATTGAGTTTTCTGTAACTTGATTTGGTAAATTATCATCTAAACGATAAAGCCTTGTTTTTAAAACATAAATCGGAGACCATTCTGATACTTCTCCACTTTTCCCGTGATACCTCGCTCTTACATAATAAGTTTTATTTGGAGACAAAACAAAATCATCAGTTACTTTAAATAATTGAGGGTTTTCACCTTCACCTACACTACCACTTATAAAAGTTGGTGAACCTCCAGAACCATAGAAAAATCCTGATGAAGTAGATGTTGAACTCGTAAAAACATCTAGAGTATCTGTTATTTGCCATTCCGTATAATCCCATTCATCAGAGAATCCGATAGTTCTAAAAGGTGAAAGTTTAAACTCCGCATTAGGGGAGTTGTTAAGACAGGTAATAACAGGTGTTTCAATAAAAGAATTTGCTGTTGTAAACCTAACAGGTCTTGACCAACCTGATAAATGATGAGAAAATCTAAATCTTGCTCTTGCAAAATAAGTTTTGTTAGGTTCAATATTAGGCATTGAGAAAGTCAACAAATTACCTTTATCATTGTAACTTGAAGCTATAATATTTTTAAAGTCATAGTCAGATGATATCTCCCAATCAGTAGCCTCAAGTTTAGCATCTAGAAATGAAGAGGAAGAAAAGGATTTTAGTTTTAATGCTCCTTTGAAACCTGAAGAACCATTAAGAGGAGATTCAAAAACAGGCCTAGGTATCAAATCAGCCATACAACATATTTCACCCTTTTGCTCAATTTCTTTCTTTATGTAAACTTTTGATAGATTATTACCGTCTTTTTTGATAAACATTCTTACTCCCTCAATATGTTAAAATTTTGGGAATTCAGGAAATTCAATATCACTCAAGTTAAATTTCTCTAACTCCTTTAAGCTTGACATATCTTCAATTTGTCTCTTAATCTCATAATACTTTTGTTTAACTAATTGAACCCAACCTGTTCTTACTCCAACTTTTATGAGTTGTTCCCAAGGTAGTTTTGTTGATACAGTTTGACCATTCCAATCAAAGGTAATTTCATTGCCATCTTTATCTTTTGATAACTTTTCTACTTCATCTTGCAAGGTTGAAATTCCTGATAGAATGTTGGCAGATGCATTATAAACTCTGTTCGCAATTTCATTTGCAGTTAATGATAGTTTGTTGATGAGTAATGTTGTATAGAATTCCTTATCAGCTAAATCAGACTTTTGTTTAATATCAGGGTAATGTTGGAGAATATATGAAGTTGTGTTACTATTAAGTTGGTTAAGGAGGATGTTTTTCTTTTCAGCTATAATTTCTTGTTCCGTTTTATCACGCCATTGTTTGTTTTCATCGTCCCAAACTTTATCAGTTATATCAATAACCTGTTTAGTTTTAAAATCCCAAGCTCTTTTGCCTTGATTGTTTATAAATTCTCTCCATTGTTCATCGGTTATTTCAACTGCGTTCTCAGGTATATTTGAGTGAATATCGGGAGAATAAAAACCTTTCGGTAAGCCTTTTTCGTCGAAAATTGCGTATTTCATTTTTGCCTCCCTAATAACCTATTGCTAACCATGCTGTGGGATAACCGTCATCAACAGTAACCTTTATCTGGCTGTTACTGTATTTACTTGCAGACCCAGAATATGTATCTTCTGTATCTGGAAGTGCTGTTCCAGAGTAACCTAAGACAAATAAACATTCGTTTGGAAATGCGATAGGTAACGTTACAATAAATGTTCCACTAGAATCGCTACTATAATATCCCCATTGAATAATCAACCCATTAGGCAGCCTCGTATAACCATTTTCACTTAAATCACAACTAAAATCAGCGGGCAATCCTCTCAACAGGTCGGCATCGAGTCCACTTCCCTCACCATCAACATTTTTAAGTTTGTTAAGAATATCAGAATCATTAACATTACTTAGATCCACTTTTGCAAAATCTAACAAGTCCTGAATCTTATCATAAATTGTATGTTTATCT